ATGAACTGCTTTTCAAAATACGGGTTCAGCTGGCTATATATAGCGTGCTGCGCCACCCGGTCTTTGAAAGTGAGTGACATAATCATGCGCTTTTTCGGCTCATAAACATAAAATATGTTGTAGCGTCCCACGGTGTAGGTCTTCCAGATAAATTCATTCTGTAATTCAATCAAGTTTTCTTCCAGCTTATCCGTGTACGCCATCACATCTGGTCTGTACCTCTTGCACTTTATCCCGGCTTTGTACGCATTGAAAAGATTTTCAAAGTCGTAAATCATAGGGAAAATGTTTTTGATTTTGTGCAATTTCTTTTCCCTCCTGTTGTTAAAATCTGCCGTACAAATCAAACTGCGGTTCTTCCGCAGCTCAAACGTGATATATACATTCAGTGCCAGTCTTTCCGGCTCTGACTTTCAGCCCTGCGGCTTACTAACTATCTTTACGGCTATTCAATCTTTTTCCTACGGCTCCCGGCTGGCAGCCTTTGGAATGGAAATAAACCCCTTTAACCCAAATACACTGGACGTGTCCACTTGTGGGCACGACTACTGGCAGAAATGGGGTGAAGCGGAACGGAGCGAAACGTTGTTGTTGACGTTAGAACGGGCGTTGTTCAAGTTCAGCGCACCAGCGCCACCGTTGGAAGTGTTGTTGAAACTCGAACCCCGGATAGGCACGGCAAGTCCTCTATTAACGGCTTATTCCCATAATATAAAAAGCAGGTGTTACCCTGCCTTTTACCAGTCTTATTTTGCAGCACTCCCATTCCCGGAAGTGCTGCCGTTCAGTGATTTATAATAGCCACCCACCATGCAGCCTATTTCATTGATATATCGTGCCATCATTTCATATTTCTTCATTGGCAGACACGGTTTGCCGCTACGTGTGTATTTTGTGCTTGCCGCAAGCCTTATCAAATGCCGCAGCACATCAACTTTCGTGTCCAGTTCTCCAAGTGTCGTCTTCTTGTAATGCTTATTTTCAAGCATTATGACCAACTCCAAAATATCCAGCATTGTTCCGTCTATCTTCTGTGCAAGTCCTCTTTTCGCTCTGGGAAACTCTTCAAGCTGTGGTCCTGCATATTCCAGCATTTCCCAGACTTTATTTTTCATTTTGAAGTCTTCCTGTGTGGCGTTATCTCGCACATTGTCCAGCTGTGGCGGTCTTTCTTCTGTTTTGTTTTCCGGCATTTCTTAAACCACCTTTGTTGTATTTTGTAGTATGGGGCTTACTGCCGTAAGCCCCGCAGTGTATCAGTTCCCAGTTTCCAGTTATTCAACTAAAGCGGAACGGAGCGAAACGTCGTTGCCGACGTTAGAACGGGCGTAGTACAAGAACAGCGCACCAGCGCCACCGCCGGAAGTGTTGTAGAAACCCGAACCCCGGAGAGGCAGTCTTTCGCCGTTATTTCTTGCCCAAAATCTGCCCGGCGTTGTCTGTCCTGCGTCTGGATATAAGCCGGACGCAATCAAAATCTGTGGAATGGTTACGCCGCTTACCGCCTTTGTATCTTTGAATGGTACGCTTGTGTCGTTGCTGTCGGTTGTCTGTGTCGTGACACTTGTGTTGATACGCAGTGTTGCGTCACTTGCACTGGTTCTGTCAATCTTTAATGTTCCAACCGTTCCCGGTGCTACCAGTGTGCCGTCCGGCTTAATTGCTTTCCACTCTGTACTTTTTGCGCCCATGTTGCAGTCAGACTTCATGGCGTTTCCGTATGGGATAATCTGAATTTCACCATCTACAATGCGCATACCAGATACCCACTCCCAGCAGTTGCCGCAAAGGTCGGCAATTCCAGCCGGGCTGCCGTCATGGTTCCAAGTTACCGGACCAGAACCCGTTGCAGTTCTGCCGCCGCCATGCGAACCGTCAACGTATGTGTTTACACCCTTTTCATACGCCTTTTCATAGCTTCTATCCCAGTTTGTGTTGCCCCGTGGTGTAAATCCATTCTTCATGCACCAAAGATTGATAGCAGCAAAAACGCCGTTCTGGTTAAGGTGCCAGCCCTCACCCTTTCTGCGGCATACTGCAAGCGCTGTGTCAAAGTCAATGTATGCTTTAGGGTCTTTCATTGGCAGTGAGTATGCACGGTCATTGACCACGACGTTAATATACTTTGATACCCAGATAACTTCTTTTTCTACTCCGTCCACAATCCACCACGGCAATGTTTCCTGTGTTCCTCCGGTGATAATGTCGGAATACTTCATTTTTGGAATACCCACCATAATTGACGGCATACCCAAATCATCAAACTTTACTGCGTTGTTACCCCCAAAGGAAGCAACCGCCATTGCTAAATCATCAAAATTAGACATAATTCTTTATACCTCCAATCCCCAAAGAATAAGTGTGCAAAGCGACATATCAAACGGGATAGGCACTGGAATTTCTTTCGGTTCTCCGTTTTCGTCCTCTCCGTCTTCGATAACATCATAGCGTCTGGCAGGAATAACAATCTGCGCAGCGTACTTCTGCGCACGTCCTCCGGTGCCAATCACCACGCCGTCTTCTTCGTCAATGCAAATGTCCAGTGACACTTCAAAATCTCTTTCACGGCTGGCAAGATTGATTGTTAATTCATCATCACCGAACGTGATTTTTTTACCGCCAGACAGTGCATATTCAATATGTGTGCCCGGTGTTTTTTCAACTACATTGATTTTATTAGTAGCCATAATACTTTCTACCTCCATTCTGGTTTCTTACTACCTCGCTGCTTCTGGCTGCGATAACCTCCGCTGCTTCTCTCTGTGCTGCTGTCCCGCTGCCCTGCACGCCAAAAGAACGCATAACCGCTTCTTCGTGCTGTCTGCGTTCCTCTGTCTTAATAATCACACCTGCTGCCATTAGTAAAACCCTCCTTTCGCATAAACTTTTACGGTCACGCTTTTTGCGCTTCCGGTGTGTGCCATCTTAAAACCATTCAGCAACTTTTCTGTAATAACAATGTCGCCCGGAAAACCGCCCGTGTAGCCCACAATTTCTGTTTCCACGGTGTAGTCCATGTGGTTTCTTTCAGTCTTCAGCGCAACTGACTGTGTAGAATTGTTGAACGGGTACTGCTGCGTATTCTTCAAAGTCACCGTTGCTGTTTCTCCCTGCAAGTCAGCTATTGCCTGCTGGTGGTGGATTGTAGAAAGCGCCATAAGCGCTGCCGTTTCTGTTGCATTGGAAATACCGTTTTCCATGTGGTTGAAGTTGGTTGCGTTCTGCGGTGTTCCCTGCTGAATGATTTCCCCCTCAACTGGTGTGTGCGTAATAGTTCCATCATCATTTCTGCTTTCCGTGTAGCGGTCTTCAAACTCTGTTACATGGTCTTGCCATAACTTCTGTTCGTACATCTGTTACACCTCCTTTTCTGTAAAATCAAAAGTAAATCGGTACAAAACGCCCTCTTGTACATTGTTAAGCGGAATATTTACCGCCTTGTCAGCCCACAACTTATTGTTTTTGTTGTAAAGCTGCACCCTCTGCACTGTGGCTTTTCCGCTTACCTGCGGGGTAATCTGTACATATACAGCAACCCTGCCGTCTTTCAGACGTTCCCGGCGGTGTATCACCTTTTTTTCAGAAACGCCGTTGACGGTTACTTTTGCATAGGCAATGATATTATCAATGAAATCTTTGAAATCATTGATTGCGTCTGTTGTCAACATGGCTTTTCACCTCCTTTATAGCTTCCTGTGGCTTCCGCACGGCTTGACGCCGTATGAAAACCCCATTGCCTGCGTGCTTGTCCCTACGGCGCCGCCCTGTGTCCGCTGCACCGTGCTTCTTTCCGGGACGGTTCCTGCTACCGGAACTGTGAAGCGGTGTGCTTCCATTCTGTCACTTGCCGTGACTATGACGCCGCTTGTCTGCCCTCTGGTGTTTCTCTGTGGCTGCTCTCCGGCTTTTATCCGTCCTGCTGGTGTATTTGTATAGCCAAACGTATTCAACGCCGTGTCTGCGTCGATATGCGCCGCCTGCTGTGAAAATACCGTGTTTCTGTATGGCTTTGTGCCTGCTGCTGGTGCCGTGAATATGAAGCCTGCTGCTTCCGTTCCCACAATATAGGTTGCAGCGCCTATCCCGGCTTTTGTGTTTCTCTGCGGGTATGTTCCGGCGTTAAGTCTTCCGGTCAGCGGTGTTTTGTATCTGAAATACTCCCCGTGGGTGTATATGACGCCGTGGACCTGTCCTTGATAGGTCAATTCGTCCATGTGTGCAGATAATCTTTTATACATTTTCACTGCCCGGATAATAGCTGCGTAGTCTGCCGTTATTCTCTGGTTTGTCACATCAAGCACAATATGAAAGTGTCCGGGTTCTCCCTCATACTGGAACCACTCTTCCACTTCGCTTTCTGGAAATAAACTTCCCAGCGCTGTTTCAATGGCATATTTTGTGCCCATTTTCTTATGAACCTTGACACTGTTTTTCACTAAATCCCGTTTTGCTTCCAGTGGGTAATTGTAGTCGTACCAGTCAACGTGTAGGTCGTATGCCAAAATGTCCACCAGTTCTTCTGGCAATTCATCAAATCTGGAATATATCAGCACATTGTCAATTATCCCGGAAGTGTCCAGCAGTGCTGCTGCCGTGGCGTTTGCCAGTGCAACCATTTTAGGGTCTTTCTTTAGCGCTTCCGGCAGGCACTCTGAATAATCGGCATTGTAAATTGTTTTAGACATTTTCAATACCTCCATTCAGAACGCTTTTGTTTCCCAGCTTTGCAACCTTTATATCATCAACAACCGTGAATACTGGCTTTCTGACTTCAACACGTTTCACGCCTGCTTCCATCAGCTTTGCTGTTAGGTATGATGGGTTAATATCCCGCCCCATTTTGCTTGTTTGCCATGTCACGTACTCTTCTACTGCCTGCGTTGCCGCTGCCGCAATAACTGTGGCGCTGGCTGCGTCTGGCTGTGGAATATAAAAAGTCACATCAATGTCAAATGCTACCGTTTCCGGTGCAGATACCGTCACTTTGTCTGTAAGTGGTCTAATGTCAGAAGCGTTCAAGGCGTCTTCAATCTCTTTCAGTACCCCGGACGTTGCCTGCTGTCCATTCTGCAAAAGCACCCGGACGTCTACAACGCAAGGTTCTGGGCTTGTCACTGCCACGTCTGCCACGGCTGGTGATACGCTCTTTGTCCAGTATATGTACCCGTTAATAGGACCCGCCGTGCTGAAACTCTCCATGCTCTCACGCATACGCTCATAATAACTGGCGTCGTCCTCTTCTTCTGCGCCGCCGCTGGTCGCCGTGATGTTCTCTGCTTTCTGGTAGTAGTCGTATAGGTCAACCAGTTCTTTGACCTGCCCCGCTGCCAGATTATTTCCGACGTCGCCCGCTGTGGTACAAATTCCCTCAACGTCCCCGTATGTCTGCCCGGCTTTTATTTCCAGATTTTCTTTTGTTTCAAATAAAATTGCGCCATCAAAAGAAATTCTTGTGCCCGCAGGAATAATCACTGATTGTTTCTGCGCTTCTGAAATATAAAAACGGAACATTGCAGACGCTGGGCTTGCTGGCAGTCTTTCCAAGTCCTTGAATAATTCTGCCAAGCTGTCCAAGTATTCACCGTCTGCATAACGTGGCACGTTCTTTTTTGCCGTTTCATTGATAATGACACGCTGCTGAACAATGATATTTGCAACCCATGATATGAAAAGCCTTTCCGGTGACGCCGGGTACACTTTGTACCGTTCACGCCCCGGCACCTGCTGTACAAAGTTTTCATATAGTGCAATCAAGTTGCTTTCTATTGTTTCCGTGTCGGTTTCCACAAAGTCAATGTCTGGATATTTTCTGTCACTCATTGTCTGTTTCCACCTCCTCCAAATAAATAATAGGTATTGTGCGCCCTGTGGCTGCGTCATGTTCAAATGTAATGTCTGCAACCTGCGCCCGTGGTTCAAATTCTTCTATCTGGTCGTACAGATAGCCCACCAGTATATTTTCAACTACTGGCTGCGGTCTTCCGTATAGGCTGCCGGGCAAACCAAAATCACGGAACATAGGGCAGGAACCCTGCACCGTGTCCAGAATAACCGCAATATTTTGTATGACTGCTTGATGGTCATTTGCTGGTGCAAGGTCAATTTCTGTCAATAGTGACCCGTCGCCCCTTATCACGTCCATGTTTCATCACCTCTTTGGATATTCTTTTAGTGTCACGTCTGCTGTCGCAGCCCAGCAGTTGCCTTTGTTGTCATAGCGTTTCAATGTGCTGCTAACGCCTGTTATTACCCACTTATAAGAGCCGTATTTCTTGCCACCTAAAACCAGTGTTGAAACATTGCCCTTGTTGCACATTTTGTTCAATTTCTTAATTTCATTCAGTGGGTTTGTTCCATGAAATACACTGAACGCCATTTTGAAACTGATTGTTCCGGGTTCCGGTCCTAAAAACTCCAATACGTCACGCTTAATGTGTCTGTCGTGCGTTGCATACTTCGCAGACACTTTCCAGCTTAATTCATCAAAGGTGCGCACGGTGTTTTCTGAAACTGAAAAAACCAGACTTCCCAGACTTCCTATTTTTGCCATGCTCTACACCTCCCCAATTATGAAGCCGTCGCCGTCGCCGTCTGGAACCATTATGCAAAGCACCATATCATTGACGCCCGGCGTCCACTCTGTCACAAATGCTTCATGGTTGTGACTTACTTCTTTTAACATTTGCCCGTTGTAGTCATATTTCAGTGTTGTTTTTGCTGTCTGCCCCTCTGCCCCGCTTTCCATTGCTGGCACAACGTACACTGGGCGTTTTATAATTCTTAAATCACCGGAAGTGATACCGCCTTTGTCCTTGAACTTCACACGGGCTGTCATTTTGCTGGCGTTCACACTCTGCACGGTGCCAAGCCGCACTATGTTTTTTAACTCTGTCATGTCTGCCATTAGTAGCCCTCCAATACCTGTTGTAATTCAATCTGTGTTGTATATCCTCCCGTCAATTTGTGCGTCGCTTTGGTAATCTTGTACTTTCTGTCAAACTTCTGGAAGCCTTTTAATTTGACTGTGGCACCTGCCACCAGCTGCACATCACCAAGCATTGTGAAACTTGCTGTAAACTGCTGTGTGTTCTTTTCACGTAGCCGTTTTTTTGCCAGTTCGTATGCTTCATTTGTGCTTCTGACCTTTTCGTTGACTTCAAGTGTTTGCCCGGTTCCCTCTGTGCTGTCTGCCGTGTATGTGCTTTCAATCGTTTCTTTGCTGTCCGGGTCCGTATACGAAACATGGCAGCTGGTGTATGCTGTATCATGCAGGCTGGTTCCCAGCTTGTATGAAATATAATCACCGCTGCCATATTTTATGGTTTTTATAGGTGGCTTGCTGTCATACTCTGCGGCGTCATAGATAACCACATTCATTGTGGTTACTTTCAGCGCAAGCCCTGCCGCTTTACATAATTTCTGTAAAAACACAATGTCCGACGTCTGTACCTGCTCTTTTCTTTTGTACTTTGGTATATTGTCCGCAATGTACATCAGTTTCAAGTTGCTTTCGGACGCTATCTGCTCCGCAATCACTTTCAAATTGGTGTTTTCCCACGCCTTTGATTTTCTTTCTACTCTCATTTTGGAAGTATAAGGAATTGACGTGCCCTTTAGTGTGATTTTTGTTGGCGGTCCGCTGGCGTCTACGCTGTCCAGTTCAAATGTCCCGCAGTCCAGCACGGCGTCTTTGCCGTTGTCGTGCCAGTTCTTCTGAACAATCGTTGCTGTTATCAATTTAGGGTCAGACACTTTCTTTGTTGTTTCTTTTGTTTCTGTGACCGTCTGTGTTGCTGTACCGCCCGTTGTGATTTTGAAAACCTGCCCCGGATATATTAAGTTAGGGTTTTTAATATTGTTTTCAGAAGCAATCTGCGGGTATTTTGTACCGCTTCCCAGATACTTTTTGGCAATAGCCCAAAGCGTATCACCTTTTTTGACCACATAATTGACAACGCTTGCAGCTTCAACCTGCTTTTGCACCGTCGTTGTGGTCTTAATGAAAGTCGGCTTTACTTCCAGCCAGCTTCCCAGCCACTTTCTTTCTCTATCATCAAACGCAAGCTGCAAATCGTCTGCGTTGTCTTCGTCTTCGTCAGTGAAAGTAAGGCTGCTTAAATATTTATTTATATCTGCCGGGACTTTTACGTTTTGAAATTTCAACCGCAGTTCCACCCGGCGTGCCATGTCTTTTGCGCTCATTCTACGTCAGCAGCCCCCTTTTCCACGGTGGCAGTTCCAAGTCTTCTTCGTCTTCCACTTCCGGGATTGTTAATACAACCCCGGCAGGGAAAACGTAGGTGCTGGCGTACTTGACATTGGCTTTCATCAGCTTATCTGTATGCAGGACACTTCCCATTTGTTCAAATGCTATCTTGTCCCACATATCCCCAGATATGGTTGTGTAGCTTTTAGTCATATTTCTGCCGCTTCTCCTTGTCTTCTTTTTCGTCCAGCAGGTCTTCAACGTCACGCAGCAACTTTCTGTTGTTCTCTTCCAGCTTTGCGTCCAAGTCTTCCGGCTTGTCCCCATTGATAACGATTGTCGGACTGTTGTTGATAGTTACGTTGTTTGCACTTCCACCGCCGCTTCCTGCGCCTGCTGTTACCTCTGGCGCTGTGTTGTAGTTATTCACCGTCTGCGGTGCTGTTGTGGTCTGTGCTGTTGGCGCTACCGCTGCCGCTGTTGTGGCTGCTGTATTCTGTGCAGCCAGAATGTTTCTTGTCTGGTCTGCTGTAAACACCGTGCGCCCCGGTGCGTTCGTGATTAACTCTGGTCCCGCTTCACCAGCAATGAACGTGTCTGGTGTATTTTTGGAACCTTTCGCCAGCATAGGTATTTCAGATATGTTTATACCCTTTCCACCTACGCCCGGCACCCAGTCTGGCACTTTTACTTTGTTCAATCCACGTATAACCGTGTTGACCGCAGATATAATGCCGTTGATAACTCCCGTACACACTGACTTGATACCCTGCCAAATTCCAGAAAATATTTGCTTTATGCCCTCCCAAGCCTGCCGCCAGTTCCCGGAAAATACACCAGTTATGAAAGTGATAATTCCATTCAGTACGGTTGCAATTCCAGAAATCACACCGGAAATTGCTTGAACTCCGCTTTGTACGATAGACTGGATTGTTGGCATTACAAATTGTATTGCTGCTAAAATTCCTTGAATTATTGGTGAAACTATGTTCCAGATTGTCGTCAGTGCTGTTTGTATCGCAGGTAAAAGCGTTTGCAATACGTTTGTCACCACTGGCAAAATTGCTTGAATTGCTGCGGAAATTGCCGGAAGCACCGTGCTACAAATAAAGCTGAATAATTCTGAAATAATCGGCAAAACATAAGTTGAAATGAATGTGATTATTTCTGAAATAATCGGCATAAGACCAGCAATGAAACTTCCTATCACCGGAATAATTGCACCGATAAAATCAGCAATGCTTTGTATAATCTGCATAATGGTTGGGGCTGCCGCTTGAATAAAACTAACAATCCCCGGTATTACCTGTGTGACAATTACCTGCAATACCTGTTCTGCAACTGGCACAACGTATGTGGTTATAAAGCCCACAACCTCTGAAACTGCGTTCTTGACTGTTCCCAGTACATTTACGAACGTGTCAAAGACTGCTGCGCCTTTATCTCCGAACAATTCTTGTATCTTGTCACGGGCTGCACCTATGTTCCCATCAGAAAACACATTCTTTATGGTGTCGCCTATGTTGGTAATGACTGAAACAATCTTGTCAAAGACTGCCAGTGCTTCATCACCAAAAGTCCGCTGTATAAATCCCCTTATCTCTTCAAGGTGGTTCTTTACAAGCTGTATTACTGTAATAATTGTTGTGATAACGCCCACAACTGGCAGTATCTTTCCTGCAATACCTCCAAGCGGTCCCAGTGCTGTTTTTGCAAGGTTTCCAATAGGACCCAGCACCGTTTTTACCGCATTCCCCAGCGGTGCAATCAGTGTTGTTGCCTTGCTAAATGCTCCGGTAATTCCCTTTGTTATGAAGCCGCCTACTTTTCCAAGTGGGCTGTTTGCAATCGCACTGCCTACCGTTCCAAGTATCGGACCCAGCTTACCGCCAATTAGTGAAAATGGTTTCAGCATAAGTCCCAGCATTTTTGTCCCGGCTCCTGTCAATGCTCCGCTTGCTTTTCCTGCAATTCCTAAAAAGCCACTGACAATGGACTGCTTCACGCCGCCCATAAAGCCTGTTACTGCTCCAATAACTCTGTTGCCACTGAATATATTACCTATTGCAGAACCTACGCCGCCCATAGCGCCTTTTACGTTGCCAAAATATGACAATATACCGCTTCCGGCTGTTTTCAGCTTTTCCGCAAAACTTACGCTTGTTGCTGCGTTTTCAATAAATCCGGCACGCAGTCCCACCAGCTTTTTTGCCAGTGACAATATGCCGTCTTGCGCTGATAATGTAACCAGCTTTGTTGTCAACATTCCCACTTTCAATGCTGCCAGCCCCGCTGCTACCTTTAGGGCTGTTTGCACTAATTTTGGGTTTGCTGCTGCAAATTCTGAAACTTTAGTGACCACAACCGCCACTTTGTCTGCCAGATTTCCGACAATCGGCAGTAAGTTTTGACCAAGAACAATACCCAAGTTCGCTATACTGTTCTTTGCCTTTTCCATTTTGGCTTCTGTGGTGTCTTCCATTTTGGCAAATGCGCTGTCTGTTGCCCCAACGCTGTTTACCATGTCTTGTACGCTTGAATTGAAGCCGTCAACTCCGTTTGACAGAAGCGACATTGCCGCTTTTCCGGCTTCTGAACTGCTGAACATATCAGATAGGGCAAGACCAGACTTGCTGGCTTCTTCCTGTATACCTCCCAGAATTTCCCCAAGTGATTTACCGCTTGCCATCAATTCTGCAAAGCTGCCGCCCATCTTCTGCCGCAATAGCTTGTCTGTCGTACTTCCAGACTTTGACAACTCATTTAACATACTGTTCATGTATGTTGTCGTTTCTGCGGCTGCAATACCTTTGCTGGTCATTATTGCATATCCGGCGCATAACTGTTCCAGTGAAACATTGCTGGCGTTTGCAGTTGGTATGATTTTACCCATACTGCTTGCCAGTTCTCCTACTGTCACTTTACCTTTGTTCTGCGTCTGTACCAGCATATCTGATACCGTGCTTACTTTGTCCGCACTCATGCCGTATGCGTTCAATACGGTTGTTAATACGTCCAGCGTTTGCGAACTTTCCGCAAATCCGGCTTTTGCTAACTTCGTACTGTTTGTAACAAAGTTTACGGCGTCACCTGTCTTCTGTCCGGCAGATATAGCGTTGTACACATCATCAGCAATGGCATTGGCTGCAATTCCTGTCTTGTTTGACAGTTCCATTATCTGTTGTGACAATGTGCCCAGTGGGACTTCCTGCGTATCTGCAATGGTTCCCACCTTTGCTATTGCTTTTTCGTACTGCTGTGCTGCCTGCACGGGTCCTGCATACACTGCGGCGGCTACGGCACTAATTGCGCCAATAGTCCCCAGTAGTTGTCCTTTTGTCTTTGAAATGCTCTGTTCTACCTGCTGTTGCTTGTCATTCAATTTTTGCAACGTCTGCTGTGAAGTTTGTAGCTTTTCATAAGACTTTTGCAGTCTTCCGTTGGCTTCTTCCAGATTATCCGTATTTACTCCGGCTGCTTTCAGTTCGTCGGCATAACTGTTTAATTGTTTTTCCTGTTCTTCGATTTTGGCAGTGGTCTGTTGTATCTGGTTTTCATTCTTTTCAAGCTTCTTCCGCAGTGCTTCTGTGGGTTCGCCTGTCTGCTGCAATTCCTGCTGTAATCTGTCATGCTCTGCGTTAAGCTGCGCCAGCCGTTCTTTGTTCTTGTCAATAGCGGCAGACTGCTTTGTGTAGCCGTCAATCTTTGATTGCAGGGAATTGACATTTTTTAAGCTGTCCCGTAACTGGTTATTGGTGTTAATTGCGCTTTTGAATGTGCTGTTAAAATTGCCACCCAGCGACGCTTTCAGCTTAAAAAGCAGTTCAAATTCCTTTTGTGACCCTGCCAAGCTGTTTCACCTCCCTACGCATTATTGCTGTTCTGTTTCTGCTCTTCCGCTTCTTCTTTTTCCACTTCATTTATGGTTTCAATCCATGCAAAAAGTCTGCGTATAGGCATTTGCAGCCAGAACGGGACGGGCGTATGTGAAGCCCTTGACATTTTGTATATCTGCTTTCTTATGAACTTTGCGGGTTCTTTAATTTTTAGTAGCCCGCAGCAATTAAAAAATCCCTTGCTTTGTTCTTAATCTTCATGTAATCGCCTACCGGAAGACGTCTGATTTCATCAGAAGCAACCCCCGCAGCTTTTGCCGCAAGAATACACTGGAACGCAGAGGAAATTTCCGGTGAAAGTGCATATTTGTTCTGGTCTGCAAGTTCCTGTTCTACTGCTTCAATATCTTCACCAGTTAAATTGTCAAAATAGAAAGTTAATTTTGTATACTTCTTTCCCTCAATCTCTCTGGGCTTTTTGAATGTGTGTGTATAATTTAAACTGCCGTCTTCTTCCTTGTCTTTCTTCTTGTCGTCAAAATTGACCACGCCGCTTGCCTGTGCTTCCTGCATTTCCTTTTCCTGCTCTGTTACCTGCTCCATGTTTTCAGTTGTATTTGTTGTATCTGACATTGTTTATTCCTCCATATCTTTGATTTTAGGCAGGAAAAAACCAGCGGTCTTCCCGCTGGCTCCTGCTGTCTTTTTTACTTGCCTAATGCTTTTCTGACGTCCTTTAAGTAATCTTTGCCATTGATAATGCACACAAAGTTTAACGGGTCAATTTCCGTTACCTTTGAACCGTCCAAGTACATTGCATAGTATGAAACGGCATATTCACCGCTTACATCAGCTGTTGAAGCTGCCGCAACTTTTCCAAGTGCTGTCTTCTTCGGCTTTACTTTCATAATGTGCTTAACGCCGGACACTTCGTTTGCGCTTGTGCGCAGGTTCATTCTCTGCTGTGCAACTCGCAGGTCAATTCTGTGTACCCGTGGTTCCATCAGCTTGACTGCTGCCGCTGTGACAGTTCGGAAATTGAAAGTTGTTGACATTGCATTTAAGTGACCGATAATGATTTCTTCGATATTTCCCGCAATGCCTGCGCCGCTCAACTCTTCCGTCATGTACTCCAAGTCTGGCAGTGTCACTTCTGTGGTTCCCAGATACTCTACGGCGTCTTCGTAAATCGCATAGTTAATAACTAATTCGTCAACTTTTGACATTCTGTTTCACCTCCTGTTATGCTGCCACCAGTGCTGCAAGATATGACAAGTCATATTCAAGCACAAAGTCCATTTTCTGCATTGGTGATGGCGGCGTCATATAAATGTGAAAACGCACAATTCCTGCTGCAAGCTGGCTTGTGCTGTTTTCGCTTTCGTTGAACTCCACACGCCCACCAATGATTTTTTCATCAGTTGCAAGGCTTGCCAGCCAATCATTGATTGACTGCACAACTGCGTCAATCAGACGTCTTTTAATTCCTCTGTCAATGTAGTTCCAGTACGTCAAAATAAGTGTCTTTGCAACCCACTTGAACATACGGTTGATACAGTAGAAATAGTCCGTCACGTCTGTGTTGGCAGGATAACAAGCCGTATAATTTCCCCAGCTTACAAAGCCATTAAAGAAATTAAGTGCAGTCACAACGCCGTTTTCGTTCAAGTAGTTTGCCTGCTGAATATCCATGACTACTTCCGAACCGTCCGCAGTAACCATTCTGTCTGCCTGTATACCCTTGTTTGAAGCACTTTCGCAAGGTGTGCCGCCGCCGTACTCTTCCGCATTGTCTACGGCTGACATACTGGCTGCAAGCTGTGTTGAAAGATTGAAAACTTTATCTCCCAGCGCAACTTTAGGGAAGCAGACAACTTCTGTTCTTTTTGTGAAGTTTTTCTGTTTCTTCCATGCTGGCACTTCCGTGTAGTATGTCGCCCCGGTTTCTGCCGTGCAGTCAATGTCCAGAATTGCTTCACCCTCAAACAGTCCATTGATATTCTCTGCCTTTGCAGACATTACAGCTGCAACCTCTGCGTCATGTGACCAATTCGGACACAAAATAAGGTCTGGAACCTTTGTATAAAGTGGAAATACATTGTTAATCAGTTCAAGTCCGGTTGTCTTGTGTGTGCTTACGCTGTAACCGCCGATAATATCACTTTTTGTGACCTGTGAAGCGTCCACGGCGTCATATTTCACGGTAAGTTTGCCTGTGGTTTCTTTTAAGAACTCCACAACGCAGTTTGTGTCGCTGTAAAATACTTCATAATCTTCCCCGGCTGTCTTTCCTGTGATTTCCACACTGCCTGCGATTGCTTCCGCAGGTAATACAATCTGACCGTCTACAACGTCTATCTGTGTTTCATCAACTGTTTTCTTGTGCTTCTTAGGGTCAAGAACATTTACAAAGAACACCTGCGCAGAATTGAACAATGTAAACGCTGTGTAAATCTCTTCACAAAGACTGTATTTCTTCCAGTCGTCGGAATATCCCAACGCCTGCACTGCTTCTTTGTAGCTTGAAGCCATAATGACTTCATTTACTTTTCCGTTTACCATCTGCACGGGTGCTGTTCCAACCACAAAATGCACGCCAGTATCTACGGACACGGGCGTGATTGCGCCATTGTTTGTCTTGCTGGCGTTTACTCCATGTGATACGTCACTCATTTGTTATACCTCCTGTTCTGCGTATGCAAGGGCGGCAGCCTTTAAGTCTGAATAATACTTGTTGTATACATTCCCGGTTGTCTTCACCTTGTCTTTCTTGTCTGCCAGTTCAGAAATAGGAACCAGCATTTTTCTTACAAGCGGGAACTTTTCAAGAATGAAAGAAAGTTCTTCTTCAATCTCTTTGTCTGTTCCCTCAAAAATCTTGTTGCATGGCAGCATTGCTTTTGGCAGGTTCGGTCCAATGTAAATCAGCTTTACTGTTTCCGACTGCGTATTTGCCGTTTTTACGGCTTTTTCTTCTGTTGTGGTATTTTCTACCGCCTGCACCTTTTCAGCGTCCTTTTCGGCTGCTGTGGCGCTTGCTGTGGTCGCTTTTGCCATTTTGTCTTCCTCCTGTCTATAAATTGTGTAAAATCTCTGCCACATCACGTTGCGTGACTGGCATACTCCAATTTGTCACCATTTCGCCCATGTAGTATGGCGGCGTGGTGTCTTGATATACGATATATTCCAGCGGCAGTTCCAAAGCAAATTGACCGCCGCCGATTGTCCCGGCTTTCTTCAATTCGCTGCGCACTCTCAAAATCAGATTGAGAAGTGCCAGCGGTCCGTCCTGCCCATCTTCTGAATACACCGCAAATATTATTCTTACTTTGCAGCTGTCTTCCTCTGGTTCGCCTGCTTTCTTGTCGTCCGTCCCTGTTAGGAACTTTAACAGAATGTATGGCACTTTCTGTTGTACGTCGTCTGCTTCCGGCAGCCCCATTTTATAAACTGCTGCTGCTCTTTCTTTTTCTTCGCTGCTTCCCGTTCTGGTTCGCACTGGCAAAATAATGTCAGACGTTTTGGAACTAATGAATTTCTGCAATTCTTCCAACAAAAAAACTGGTGTCATAATTCTTTACCCTCCATAACCATTCAAAATCCTGTTCATTTCGTGTATAATTCTTTCATTTACCAGTTCTTGTGCTTCCTTTTCCAGCCCGTCTATAATATCTTCGTTTCCCACCATCTGTGCTGCTGATAGTCCCATTTTTTCTTCAATCGGAAAACGCTTGCGCCCTGTCCTCTCAAATACTCCGGTGTGACCATTGCTTTTCATTTCTGCAATAAAAGCGTCTTCAAATGGTGTCCCGCTACCGCCTTTTTTAACTGCTGCCCGCACCTGCTTTCCAGTTTCGGGCTTCGTCGGCGTTACTTTGAATTTGTACAGCGGTATTTTCACGCCAGAAAACGAAACAAAGCCCGCAAGGTTTCCCGTGCTGGCTTTTGTTATATTTATTCTGGTTGCTTTCGTCAGTGCTGCGCCATTTACGGCATATACGGTTTTTACCTGCTTTATTGCCTGTGTCTTCACTCTGGAAATACCACGGTTCATAGCGCTGGCAAATACTCTTTCTGCACCTTTTGGAACGTCTGCCAGCAGGGTTCCCACTCTTTCTATTGCGTCAGATGTTATTTCAATCATTCTTCCAACATCTCCAATTCAAGAATTATTTCCCCGTCCTCGCAGTCTGCTTTTGAAATGTTATACAGATTGATTGCCCCGGCTTCGTCAATTTCAAGCTGGCGTCCTTTTTTGGGAACGCAACCAAAATCATATAACGACATATAGACCAGACAAGAAGCACGGTTTATACCCTCTGCATTGTCCCCGTTTCCTCTCTGCCGTTCGTCGGCTGCCGTGTGGTCAATGATTATGGGCAAATAGTGTTTCTTGCCTTGATACCATATATCAGTCATAGTTGCCATTTCTCCGCAGTTGTGAAACACTTTCATGTCACTGGCAAGCTGTGCTTTGAAGTCCATTAGATAGGTGTTGCAACAAACCAGCTGTCTACATCATGCGGAACGCATAACGGTGCAGAAGACAGATTGAGGAAGCGGCGGGCAGGCTTGCGCTTTGTCCATGTGTCCGGTACATATTTACCCTCTACGGTCACAAAGTTGCCGTCTGGTTCCTTAATAAGTGTGATTGCTCCATAGTACATGGAATAATCAGCATTTGTGCTTAACAGTGCTAAACTGTCCGCAGGTACAAGCGGCTTGTCCTCCGGTGCGTCCGGGTTTGTCCAGTCGTCAAGATACCACTCGTTGTACTTGTAAATATCAAGTCCCAGTTCGTGAATTGTGCCAATGTATGTGACGCCGTTCGGTAACTGCTTAGGCTGGATAACTGCAAGATTGAAGTTTTTCACATCAAGCATTTTCTGCACCTTTGGGTGATTTACAAACGCATTTGCAACGTCACTTCCCATTACGCAAATGTCGCAGTTCACAAAACCTTTCTTCTGTACTGTTTCGTGCCAGCGTTTAATATCTGCGATAGGGTCGGAAGTGTCAGCAGTCCACTTGTTTTTTGCAACTGAAATAGTTTCTTTGTTTGTAAAAGAAAAATCAATTACTTCATTCACTCCGTCGCCAATGATAGGGATTGCTCCAGTGAAGATTGTCTGTGCGCACATCAGTTCTTCACGTCTTAAAATCTGCTCTCTTAACTCCTTGAAGTCATCTGCCATTTTAAGTACGGCACGTTCCGCAGGTGTTCTGCCAGAATAAAGACTTTCGCCCGGTCTTCTGATTAACAAATCATCAACGGTTGTTACTTTCTCCGGCGCAACTAAAGGCGGTGTGTAGGTCTTTGTCTGGTAGCCAGTGTTTGGCACTACTTTTCCACCAACTAATCTGCTGACGAACGGTGCAACTTTTCTGCTGCCCTTTCTGAAATCAACGTCAACGTCCTTTGTTGTGAATGTTTCTTCATGTCTGAAAAATGTACTTCTAAAAAAAGTACGCACGGGCGGTAACTTCTGAACCACTCTGCCCATTGTTCGTGGTTCATAAATAGATACTTCGTTTGCCATTGTTGTTTTTCCTCCTTATCTCAAAAAGATTGATACTTTGCGCAGTGCTTCTTTGATTTTTGCTAAATCTGCCCCGACTTCAAGCGCTAATGCGTCAGCAAAAAACTCACCTGTCATGTAATATGTCACTGGTTCTCCGTTGCCTGCTGCCGCAGCAGCAATACCGATTGCGCTTGCTTCGCTTCCTTTTGCAACCGGAATAATTTTATTGTCATTTGCAGCGTCAATCATTACTGGTGCGTATTCCTTTATAGCTGCATTTGCTGTTCCTGTTTCCGGTACTGTTGGAAAATCACCAGCAAAAAAATTCTTCGGTGTGATTTCTCTTTTTTCTACTGCATATTCACCCATTTGCTTGTACCTCCTTATTTCTCGTCCGGAAACAACTTGTCAATAGCGGCATCAAACACGTTCTTGCCGTTCTCTCCTGCGTTGTCCTCCGGTGCTGCTCCCTGCACGCTGTTTGCACCGCCTTTTTCTGCGTCCTGCTGGCGGTTCTGAATGTAGTTGCCACCCGCCTTGTTCTGCTCTGAAATGATTTTAACTGCCATTTCCTGCGCAGAAATAGGGTTGTCAAACTTTGCGTCCTTTGCGATTGCGTCATAGTTGCCATTTGCCAAGTCTTCAATGCCTTTAATTCTGGCACGTTCTGTGGCTGCTGCTTCATTCTGGATTGTCGCTACTAAATCCGGGTATGCGGCTTTTAGTGCGTCAACCGTTGTGATTTTGTTTTCTGGTGCTGCCATTTGTGGTTCCTCCTTTTCCTGTGGCTTGTTGATAGGTTCTGTTGCACTATTTACTAAACTACCCGGATTTTGATTGTGCGGGTTGTTTAATAACTGGGTTGGAATACTCTTGAACATGGAAACATCAATAGGCACTGAATTGACAACGATTTTTGAAGAATTTTCAACAACTGTTGTGCTGTCTTCAAACATCAATTCATCACAAAAGCCGTTTTCAACGGCAATGTCGCCCGTCCACCATGTTTCATTTGACATAAGCTGTTCTATGTCCTCTGTCTTTTTGCCAGTCTTACTGGCGTATGTATTGACAATGCTTTGTTTAATCACTTTCAGTTCATCAGCCATCTTCAAAAAGTCTTCTGCTCTGAAAGTGTCCCAGACTGTCATTGCGGGGTCATGTATCATAAATACACCATTTCTGGCAATCTTGATTGTGTCGCCTGCCATAGCAATGATTGTGGCTGCGGAAGCTGCCCAGCCATCAATTTTGACTGTCACTTTCGCTGAACAATCTTTCAATCTCGTAAAAATCGCATTTGCTGCGAACACATCACCGCCGCCGCTGTTAATGCGCACGATAATTTCCGGCACATCACCAAGCGCCGCAAGTTCTTGATTGAATTGTTGTGGCGTCACCCTGTCTTCCCACCATGACTGCTGGCTGCTTATTGCGCCGTATAAAAGCAGTTCTGGTGGCTTGTCCCCTGCTGCCGGGATAAAGTCCCAGAATTTATTTGTCGTCACCCCGTAAGGATTGCCCGGCGTTCTGCTGTCCTGCTGTTGGTTCATTCCCGGTATTGTCTGCGGGTTCTGCTGGGGTGTTCTGTTTGTTTGTGGTTCCATTGGCAATTTTCTTCACCTCTTTCAGTTCTTTTTCTTCGTGTTTTAACTGTTCGACATTGTTATAAAAGTTGCTTCCCGTCATTTGCATTGCTTCATCACTTCTGGTGCTAAAGCCGTTTGACACTCTCTTTTCTGCGGCTGTAACCTCTTTTACCGGGTCAAGCATACCTTTTGCAGGTCCGTTCCACTTTGCCCCGCAATATGCTTTTCTGATTGCTGGGTCAGTAAAGAAGCCCGGTGCTTTGATACGTCCTTTTGCTACCGCTTCTGTCAGCCATTCTTCGTACACTGGCTGGCAAAAGTCCGTTGATAGCCAGTCACGGTACATATTAAACATTTTCCATGCTTCTTCCAGCGCACCTTTGCTGGCTGTATAGCTGGAATTAAAACGCTTCACAAGTAATTCATACGGAATTTCGAGCGCTGCGCCTATCTGCTGGCATATTGCTTCTACAAAGCCGCCAAAATTGGCGTTTGGTCTTCCGGGGTTCGTGTCGTGTGCTTTCTCGCCCTCGTTTAAGTCGATAACGGCGCCCGGCGCAAGTTCAATGGTGCTTTCGTCTTCTGCGTCCACCTGCACTTCTTCCGGCAGCATACTTCCTATGGCGTCTTCTGCGCTGGCGTCTGCCTTTTCAATAAAAATGGTAAACATACCAGACACAACCGCAGCCACAAGCTCTGCGTCCGTGTATCTTCCAAGCTGTTTCAAACTTTCAATGACTGGCGCAAGGAACGGAACGCCCCTGCGCTGTCCTATTCTTTCCCGGTTCATCATGTGAAGCACGTTTCTTCTTCCGGTCTTTTGTCCGTATGCTTCAACCCTCTGCCAGCTTATGTCATTGTATGCGTATGACAACGGGTGGTGGTTCGCTATGTGATACGCTATCACTTCCCCGGACTTGTCAACCTCTACACCTCCAACAATCTTGTTGTCCATTGTGTCGCAGTTGTCCGGGCTGCAAAGTCTGTCTGCTTCTATCAGCTGCACACGCAGGTCATACGGCTGGTTTATTCGTGGTTTGACTGGCAGTACCGCCAGACAATCCCCGGAAATAAGCCAGTTCATAAAAGCCAACTGCTGCAACTCGTAAAAGTTGTCTATCCTTGACATATCGCAATCATTGCTTTCAGCCCAGATAGACCACTCTTTTTCAATCTTTTTTTCAAGGTTCCGGCGTTCTTCTGGTGAAATTCCCAGCGTTTCTGCGTCAATGGTCGATTTCAACCGCAGTCCACGTCCAACAATGTTGGTGCGCATGGTTTTGACTGCCCCGTTTGCCAGCGGCACGCCCATGTATAAATCACGGGTGCGCTGGCGCAATACAGATACATTGTCTTCTATGTCCTCACGACTGCTGCCGCCTGCATGAAGCCAGCCTGCAAGTGATTTCTTTGTGACGCTGGCGCCATAATTGCCATACCCGCTGTCTAAAATCTGCATTTTCTGCCTTGCAACCGTTCTTTTCAGTGCTGCTTGCGGTGCTATGACTGCTATTGCCTTATCAATTCCCGCTGCAATTCCCACGCTTTCACCTCCTTTATCGCATGAAAAAAGCACCTTTCACGGGTGCTTTTTGTCTTTTCTCACTTATTCACGCTACAATATTACCCCATTTTTTCGGGCAATGGGGGGAAATAAAGCCCCAAAACGGGCAATCACGGGCAATGTTTTATAAATCCCGTGGTACAAATCGTTTTGCACGGTTCCTGCCGCCATATTTTGCCGCATTTTCAAGCGCAGTGACTTTCCCTTGCCAATATTCAATAGACTTTCTAATTTCGGTCAGATTGGCTTTTGTCATAGTCCTGCTACCTATCGTGTATGACTGGGCGTTTGTCACTGCCAGTTCTGCTTCCAGCCATGCGTCAAGGTGTCTTTTTGCTGTTTCCAGTGTAATTCCTGCCATTTATAAAATTCCTCCACTTCTTCTTCTGCCACGTTTTACAATTTTCTTTGCTTGTGTGGCGTCTTTCTTTTTGTCTGGTTTTTTCAATGGTACGTTGATAATTTCAATGGCTGCCGTTGCGTAGTTTCGGCAGTCCAGCGCTTCATTTCGTTTGTGTTCGCCTTTGTCTTTCAGTTCCCATGCAAAATATGGTCTGCCCATCTTGTAACGCATTACCTTTTTTTCTGACGTTAAGCCCTTGAAATACTTTTCGTCATATCCCCTGCCCTCTTCTTTTGGAAAATGACAAAAGCCCGGTCCCTCTTCCTCCAGCTTTAGTCTGTCCATAAGCAGGCTTTTTCCGGTATCAACTCCCAGTGTGAAAAGATATGCGCCCTCACGGTTGCTTTTTGACGGCTTCTGGATATACGCTGCGGCGCTATCATTTGAACCTTTGATTGCAAATACTCTGCGATTGAACCGGGCTTTGCAGAATTTATATACTTGATTGGTTCTGTGTCCTCCACTATCAATGCAGACGCATGACAGCTTCATTTTCGTTCCGTCTGGTTTTTCAAAGGTCTGCAATAAGAATGTGTCAAGGTCTTGCCAGACTTGATTGTTGATGTCTGAATTGTCGCCGTATATTGCCGCATACCTAATGCCCCAGCTTTCATATTCTGGACCCCAGCCCACAACTTCAATTTCAAATCTGTCGTCCTGCGTATCTACGCCAGCTGTCAAGTACAGCACTTCTTCCGGCACTTCACACTTGTATTTCTCCCGGCGCTTCATCAGTTCGTCGTCTTCTATGGTTTCCCCGTCTTCTTCCCACGTTTGCCCCATTTCGGTATTAGTCCATACTTTCATCAGTTCCACGTTGCCTTTTTTCATCTGGTCATTTGCCGTCAGAAACTTTTCAACGACTTCTTGCCATGTGGTCAATGTGGAAGCAAGCGTGTTCAAGTGGAACCCACGCACGGGGTTGTCTGGGTCTTCATGCACAAAGGTTCCGTCAATAAAGTGTTCTTTCCATTCTGCTTCACTGGATATGACGCCGCACTTGCTGCAAGCATATCTGATTTCTGATAGGTCGTTTTTGTCGAACACGACATTTGACCAGACCAGCGGTTGCAGTTCTCCGCAGCACGGGCACGGTGCGTTCCATTCTCCCCGGCTGCTGTTTTCGTACTCCACTTCTATTCTGGAAGCCCCTTTGACTGTCGGTGTTGAAATGTCCACCTGCTTTTTATTCCAGAATGTAGTCTGACGCTTTGAAGCCAGTAAAAGTGGGTCGCCCTCTTTTCCTGCACTGGCTGGGTATGCGTCTATCTCGTCTGCAAGCAATATTCTGATTGTGTGGCTTCGCAGTCCTGTTGGGCTGTTTGCGCCTGCAATCGTTATGAAGCCGCCCGGAAATATCTTTTGCATGATTGTGTTGCCGCTGTTGCGGCTCTTTTCGTTTATACGGTCAGCCAGTACGGGCGTGTCACGCAACATAGGTGACAGCTTTTCTTTTGAAAACTTCTCTGCCATGTCTATTGTCGGCTGTATAACCATAATCGGTGATGGGTCATAATGCACATAATATCCAATAGGGTTCAGCACCATTGCGTCTGTCTTTCCCACCTGCGCTGCTGACATAATCACGACTTTTTTTATTGTAATATCTGTTATGGCGTCCATAATCTCTTTTTGATACGGCGCCTTTGCTGTCTTCCAGCGTCCCGGCTCTGCGGAAGACCCGGCAGACAGTCTGCGGAACTTATCTGCCCACTGTGAAAGTGTCATTTCCGGCGGCGGTTGTAGCACTTTGAAAATCCGTGTGAACATATCAACTGTGTTTTTCTTCATTGTCTACACCATACCCAAACACTGTCTGAAAGTCTGAAAGTTCTTCCAGCACTTCATCAATGGCGCTTTTCAGCAACTTAAATATTTCTGTCTGGTCCTTTTTCTTTGATAAAATGGGGCTTAACTTTGCAGGTATAGCCATGAGCCTTGTTTTGAACCTAACAAGTGTGTCTGTCATTACCTGTTCCACGTCCTCTGTGGTGTGTACCTCATTTCTGCGCAGCTGCAATTCCAGTTCTTGTGCTTCTCTTTTTGCTCTGACCAGCTTTGCACGTTCTGCGTTGTAATCTATTGCACTTTCACTTTCCGGGTTGTTTTTGCGCAAATAATTTATGTACTGGTGGTTTACGGTCTTCAAGTCGTACAGCCCCGGTCTGATTTCCGTTATAACCTTTTCGTCACGCAGCTGGCGCACTCTGCGTTCTGAAATATCCAGCCAAGCGGCAACCGCCTTTGAAGTGTACGCTTTCAAAAACCGCACCCCCTTTCTTTTGTGTCCGAATTGGTCACATTTTTTCTTTTTTAGCCCCTACCCCTTTATTTTTTACCGGGTCGGAAGCGGAAATGGAATTTTCAAAATTATATCTTGGCAGGTTTTGGGCGTCGCCGTACCCGCAGTGCTTCCAGACCGCCGGAAGAACCTATTAAACGTCGTCCACAACGTCTGTGATTTCGTCGTTTTCGGCGCTTCCGTCCGGGTCAATCTCAAATTCTCCCGTTAGCTTCTGTTTGTTCAATTCAAGCTGCTTTTCTGCAAGCTGCAAGCGTCTGTCCTCCAACTCATACGCCTTGATACTGTCCAGCTGCTTGATGATACGCCCATGTAGCTTGTTTAGTTCGGCTTCCACTTTCATTGCTCTATCAAACGGGCTTGACTTGATAATAGATTTCATTGCTGTTTTGTATATCTCTTTGCCGCCCTCTGGGTCTGTTGCCTGTCCCTGCTCCATGCCGCAGTCCTCTTCTTCCCTGCGTTCTTCCATACTCTTTGGTACAATCATGTGTACTATTTTATCAGTGTAAAAGCCGCCTGCTTCTTTGCTCTCATACTCTTTCAGCAGGCTTTCCAGATAGGCTTTGCGGACGTATAACGCCTGCAATTCCTCCATCATTTGAGATAGTGCGGACGGTGTGCCCATGTTCCGTATTGCCGCCGCCTGCTCTGGGTCTATATCTTCATAGCCTGCCTGTGCAAAGGCTCCATGTGTGACGGCGTTTTTGTTTCCCCTTTTTGCCGGGGTTTTTCCCGCAGCATTTTTATTGCCTTTTTGCCCACCCCTTTTTTTAGGCTTCTTTTTCAAGGCTTCGTCCCAGCCGTCTTCTGACTTCCATTTTCTTATCCTTACTTCTGGCACCCCTGCCAGCTTTGCCAGTTCTGCTGTTTCAATCTTGCCGTCTGCGTCCAGATAGCGTTGCATTGACTTGTCCCGCTCTGGGTTCCGTGGTCTTCCCATCTTCTCACCTCTTTTCGTTTGTTTTCATTCTTTCCAACTCTTCCGGTTTACGGAAGTATAAAAAATTATGGGCTTTGTAATTTCAAAAAATCACCAAAGCCCACTATTGCCAACGTGCAAATATAACGGCGTAAAGCCTGCTTTGCTGATATAAATTATACCAGTGAAACGCAGGCAATGGCGGGCAATGATTGCTTATGCAATCTTCTTGAATTGTGAAATTATCTGGTTCTTTTCAAACCTCTGTGACAGCGTAGCAAGTGCGTTATCTCTAATGTTCTTGCACTGCCGTTCACTGTATGAATTGCGTACCGCTACTTGTTCCCATTTGAGGTTGTGAATGTAAAAATCGAAAATAATACGCTTTTCTTTCAGTTTCAATCTTGAAATCTCCTGCAAAAGCTGTGCTTTCAAACTCTGTAACTGCTGCACCTTTGCTTCATAGTCTTTGATTTCTCCGCTGACAAAATCTGGAATGTTCAGCGCCATATTTTCTGTTTGTCGTGATATATTATTTTTTCCTTTTGGTAGACCGTCGCACTGTATAGCGCCAATGGGGTTGTAGTATTGGTCCGTCAAGTCATTTATAATCTTTCTGTATATGCTCACCTCCCCGTCTATGTCTTTGTAATATTCCAGCAATTCAATTACCTTGCTTCTTTCCATTGCCTGCGCCATTTGCTGTTCCTCCATTTCATTTATTGCCCGTCTTTCCCGGCTGTCAGCCTTACACGTCAACTTTCTGTTTGCCTGCTGCCTGCTGCCGCTCTTTGTAGCCCATACACTTCATGTATCTTTCCGGCTTTCCGCAGCTTTCGTAATATTCGCAAGACTTGCATACGTTTTCTTGCGTCATTTCCTTTTCCTCCGTGATATGTACCCTGCGCACTCCGGCTGCCCCCTTAATAACTGCATGGAACACGCCCCGCCGCACTCATAAGCCTTTGTGATATGCTTTGCACGCTTTGTATTTGCACACTGATTGCGGCAAAATACGGGCATATTGTCTGTATTAAGCATTATTATTGGTCTTTCCATCTGCTGCACCTCCGTTTCTTCTCACGAACTGGAAGCACCACGCTTCATCACGCATGGTTTTTATTGTTCCGTCTTCGTCAATGTATACTGCGTCAATAAACTTCGGCTTTGGTGGTTTCCCCTCTTCTAACGGTCCTGCAAAATCAATCATAATTTGCAATACGTTGTATACTCTTTCGTTGATAATCATTCTATAATCTGTCATGTTTATTGGCATTTTCCGCACCTCCTAATTTCTAACACGGTCCACCCTCTGCGCCGTGGAACGCTCCTGCTGGGTATTTCCATTGACCGTCGATAAATATTTGACTTTCTGTGAATATCCCTGTTATCAGACTATGTATTGCTTCTTTGTCGCCCTTGTATAAACACGGCTTTGCTCCCTCAATGTACGTTTCAAGGTCGCATTTGTTGTCCAGTGTGAAGCCCAGCGCCTTTTCATCATGTTTCATTTCTTCAAATTCCTGTGGGTACAACTCTTTGAACCCTGCAAACAGTTCCGGTGTTGAAAATATGCACCCGGCGCAGCTACAACGGTTCCAGCCTGCCCGGTAACACGGGTGCGGGTTCACTTTGTTTCTTTTCATCACTTCCCACACGTCTTTTTCTGAATAATCAATGACCGGGCGCCACTGGTGAACTGTTCTTTTCAGTTTCTTTTCTGCATTGGCTCTGAAATATATTTCCATTTCGTTGTATTTTGAACGCCCGGTGCTTTCCCCTCTACGTTCCCCGCTGCATATTAAAACTTTTGAATTTTCTTTCACCTCTTCCAGATTTCGCAGAACTGTTGCTGCAACGTCTATTTTCAAATAAGGGCTGCACCATCTTGTCATTAAATTTCCAGACTTTGCAGGAAACTTCATGCGGCAGCCGTATTCTTTCAGCAGTTCTTCTTTGTTCTCTACGTTGCTTTCTTCAATCTTCCTGCACGCTGCTTGCTGTGGTGTTTCCTTTGCGCTCATTATTTCCCCGGTTTCCGGGTCTACCCATTCAATAGGCTTGCTGGCTCCTATTCTGTATAATTCACCAAAGAAGCCGCCTTTTCTCCATGATAGCCGCAGCGGTATTCCCTCTGCGTCCGCAAGCGCTTTCATGTAGCTTTGTGTGCAGCGCCAGTCCATGTGGCGTTCCGGGTTTCCTCCGTCTATGTCATGGTGCCAGAACTCAATCTTGCTTTTAGGCACTCCCAGTTCACGCAATTTGAAGTATGTTGCTATGCTGTCTTTGCCGCCAGATATTAAAACAACAATCAAGTCGTATTCTTCCAGCGGCAGCAATTCTTCAAGGTATATTTCTTCCATGTGCTTTGTTTCTCTTCTGCCCGGCACTCTGGGTTTTATGCGTTTTCCTGTTCCATATATGGGCTTGTCTTTGTTCCCTCTGGTCACTGGTGTGTCAACGGTGCAATCTATGTCTTTTATGAACTCCGGTTCAAATAAGTTTAATTGCCCTTTCACTTTTCACACCTCCAAATCACTTCTGCTGCAATGCTATTACGCAATAGCCCTCTTCAAGTGCGCTGCTGGTCGTGTCATCGTCCATGCAGATAATTTTCATGTCAGCCGTGTTTCCGGTTGCTCTTCCCTCTGCAAACTCAATCAGTTTCACTGTGTCGCCCTCTCTGTAATCGTCATTTTTCAAAATCATATATGGTCTTGTATGGTCGATTGCAACGGCTTTCATTTTGTCCGGTGATACTCTGATTGTTTTTTCTTTTCTTTCATCAGACGGCAAGTGCTGCATTTTCTCTTCCTGCTGCATTTCACGCAGTTTCTTTTGTGTTTCCCGGTCAATAGCTGCCTGCTCTTCGTTGTATCTCTCTCCGTCCGTCTTCTGCGCTTCTCTGCGGTTCTCATAGGCGTTGCAGCTGGTCACGGTTGCTGTCTTGTCGTGGCAATCCTCATAATGTGTGCAGCTGTAACAAATTGATGTTATCTGTTCCGGTTGCGGGTCAATGTATTCTGACTGCTGCCCGGCTGCGTCTTCTGTGCCCTCTGTGGCTTCTCCTGCTCCCTCTGTGGCTGTTTCTTCCTGCTGCTGGTCTGTTTCATTGCCTGCGGTGCTTTCTCCCGCTCCTGCGGCTTCCTGCTTCTCCTCCATCTGGCTAATGTCCATCTGTCCCGGTATCTGCTGCGACGCTTCCCAGTTCTTCTTTAACTGCTTAATGTCTGATAACGTCAGCACTTCATTTTCCCGGAATACCTCTGCTGCCTGCTTCTGGTAGTCTTCCGGCAGCCCGGACGCTTCATAAATGACTGATACAACAATTCTGTTTGCCTTAAATTCTGCCATCAGTTCTGGAATGATATTGTTATAGATTGCCTTGTATCTTCCTACCTGTGCCGGGGAAGTTTCTATAATCTCTGCCAGTAAATCACGGGTTCTGCCCGGAATGTTCATGCTTTCTTTTAATTCCAGTACCAGTTTTTCTGTTTCCAGTGCTTCTGTCATGCGTTCCCAGTCTGTCTTCTCACGGAAACGGTTTGCCATAATCAGTGCCAGTCTGTCCAGAATTGCGTTTTTCTTCGGCTTGATTAAGATTGGAACCCGTCTGAAACGCTCTTTTCCCTCGTCCACAAGTTGCATGACCGCCAGCCGTCTTCTGTGTCCTGCAATGATACGGCGCTTGCCGTCTTCCTCTTCATCAGTCACCAGAAGCGGTTGCAGCACTCCCAGAAGTTCAATAGACTGTTTTAAGTCCTGCACGTCCTCTACGCTGTAAAAGTTACCCTTTGACGGTATAAGGTCGTAAATGTCAGCGGTGCTGCTCACGCCCTCTTCGGACGTGACAACCTCCGCACCTGCTGCCGCCTGCTGCTGTTCTGTTTTCTGCTGCTCCCCAGCTTCCTTTGACCGCTGGTTTAATAACTCTGTCAAGTTGAATTTCTTTGCTGCTCCTGCCATTGTCTTTCCCTCCTAACGTGTCCGAATTGGTCACATTCTCAACCATTCTTCCACCAGTGCTTTATAGTCGGCACTTGCGCCGCAGCGTGGGGAATATAAAATGATTGGTAATCTTTCAAATGTGCTGGGTTTCATTTTCGGTGTCTTTCTGATATGTGTATCAAACACCGGATATTCAAGCGTCTTCAAGAACTCTTCGCCCTGTGTGTCTGCTTCATTGGTTCTGTCGTACTGTGTGACAAAGCAGCCGCAGAAGCGCAACTGCGGGTTTAGGTCCTCACGGGTGTTGTCAATCTGTTCTTTTAGTTCTGCCAGCCCGTCTATTGCAAAATCATCAATGGTGATAGGCACCATCACATCATCAGAAGCCACCAGCGCATTTATGGTTGAAATGTTAATGTCCGGGGCGTTGTCAATAATGCAGTAGTCGTATTCATTCTGTAAGCCGTCAAGAAACTTCTTAAAGCGGGTCTGCTGTGGTCTGGACTGGTCCAGCATGACTTCAAGGTTGGCTGTAAGCAAATTCATGTTTGCTGTGATAATGTCCAGCCCGTCAAAGTCTGTGTGCTGAATAACCTCTGCCGGGTCAATGCCCCTCTGCGTCATTACTTCTGCCGTTCCCTTGTGGTCATAGCTGTGGCGGTTCATAATCTTGCTGGCGTTGCCCTGCTTGTCATTGTCAATCAGCAGGACTTTGAAGCCTTTTACTGCTGCCAGAATATGTGCCATGTTTACGCTGGAAATGGTCTTTGCCACTCCCCCTTTGAGATTGATAATTGATAATGTTTTCATGTGGTATTCCTCCTTGTATCTGGTATGAATTTATAGTTGCTTCCCAGTAATGCACGGGGCGGGACTTGAACCCGCACCCGGCAGCTTCGGTGGCTGCTGCGCTATCCATTGCGCCACCCGTGCTTCTAATTCTCTTTGTAGAAAAATCTTAGATACCAAAGTGTCATATTGCTGTCTTCCTTGTATTCCAACTGCATTGTTGCGCCCGTGTTCTTGCAAAATGTCTTTACCGGGTCTGCCGTCTTTAGTTCTTCCAGTCTTTTCATTCCTCTTTTATTCTGTTCTTCAAGCGTTCCGTTCTTTTCAAAATCTTCCTTGCAGCTTTTTAAACATGAATGTTTTTGGTCTTCTTCTCTTCGGTACTCTTTGTCAACCAATGTGCCGTTGTCGTATGCTTCTACAATGTCAATCCAAGTTTTACGTGTACTGCACTTTTCATCAGCCGCCCAGCTGCGCAGTGTGTCTATTTTCTTCCCCCAGTATTGCGCTGACTTTTTAGCTTCTTTCATTGTGTCTGCTGTATCTGCCAACTGTGCTTCTGCTCTTTTTATTCTTGCTTCATGGTCCATGGAAGAAAAGAAACAAATCGTTGCTGTTCCTAACCTCTGTTGTTTAGCATTCATAACGCAAGTGTAATTCAGATTTTGTTTTTTAAGCTGTCTGCTCATTTTTTGGTATTCTTTTTTGATTTCCTGCAATGTCATTTTGTGTACCTCCGTTTGCTTTACTTCTTTAACTGTCTTTATTATATACTTACGGAAGTATAAAGTCTATTGACATTCTGCACAATCTTACGGAAGTATAATTGTATATTTTGTATACTTCCGTAAGTATTTATTAGTTGTCTTTTATTGTTTCTTCAAGCGCTTTCAGTGCTATTTCTATACTTTCTATGTGTTCTGCTTCGCTTCCCAGTTCTTCCCTTAATTTGCAATGAAAACATTTGTACATACTGCATTCTTCAATGTTTCCTTTGCTTTGCATTTTTTTACATTCTATATAGGCTCTTATCCTTTTTACTGCTTCTTCATTTTCCATCTTTCCCCCTCCGCTTCAATTCTTCGTCAAATTCTCTGACCGGAACTTTCACTGTCATTGGCTCATACTTTCCGCAGTCGTCCAGTTCATATAAGAACTGTGTTTCACCTTTTTTCAGATAGTGAAGTGTTGCAATGTCTGTGACCTTATGCAGCGCAACTGCTGCCGTTGTAATCACTGTGCAGCCCTGTGGCAAATAAAGTGCTTCTTTTGTTTCTCCGTCCTTTGTTGCCTTGATTGCTACGGTGTCCCCAATCTCTAACGGACACACCGCCTTGAAAAATTCTGCTTTCATTCCTCTTTGTCCTCCTGTTCGTGTTTCTCTCTGTTCTGTCTTCTTACCTCCCAGCCAACTTCTCTGACCACTACAAAGACCAGATATAAAATGCCCAGCCCTACGCAGACCGCAAAGAATGTTACCAGTGCTTTTACAACCTCAATCAGAAATGCAATCATTGTTCTTTCCCTCCCTCATTTTCTGTTTTGCCCAGCCAATAGCCCGGCTGCTTGCGTTTATCTGGTGTAGCTGGCGCACTCTTATGTTGTTTGTCTTTTCTTCCGCTTCTGCCTGCTGCCGTTCCAGCTGTCGGCGGTATAGTAATTCTTTCCCGCTGTAATACTTCCGCTTCTTTTTCGCCATCTTTGTTCCTCCTAAAAGTATTTGCGCTGGTATCTGCTGCCCTTGCTTGCCTGCTTGCGTCGCTGGCGCTGTTTTCTTCTCTTCTGGTACTGGGCGTCTTCTGCTGCCGCCACCTGCCTTTTGACCGTTTCGTGGTCTATGTTGTCCACCTCTTCTTGCAGGACTTCCAGCACTTCAACTTCACTGTCCTTGAAAGTGAATGTCATACCGGGGTCGTATTCCTCGTTTTTCCAGTCGTTCTGGAACTTCTCAAAATCTCCCTTGTACCTGTTTTCTGCGTACGGGTGGTACTGTTCCGCTTCATACAGTGCCAGCATAACTTTTTCGTCGTCCTTTGCGTCCCAGTTGTAAAGGTGCCAGCTTTCGTGGTTGTCCCAATTCCACTTTGACAGATACAACACAAGCCCGTCAAAATAGTTGCCCTCACGCACCATTGCTTTCATTTGCTTGCAGGTGAAGCCCTGCCCCTTTAATTCCTCTTTGATTTTTTCATAGTCCCTGCCGCCAGTATGTAACTTTGCTTTTACGATTAACGGCAAATACTGTGGCTGTTTATCTTCTTTTCCCATTGCTTGTCCTTTCCAGTCTGTCTGCTATCCGCAGTATGCTTTCCATTGACTTTCTAATGTTTGTGTCTGTGCCCTCTGTGATTTTCAGCACGTCTGCTATGTCCCGCAGTTCTTGTGCCATTTCTTCTGTTTCCCCGGTCACAATGTCGTATTTATTGCGGCAGGCGGTGCAGACCTGCGAACCCTCCGGGATAACTTCACCGCATATCAAGCAGCGGTCAACGTCGTTCATTCTTCCCAGCTTTCGTATTTCTTCACACGCCTTGTCAAGTTCTGCACCTGCTCAACAAGGTTTGCAACCTCATGTGGTGACAATCCGGTTTGTTCGTAGTCGTACAGCTTCTTTGCGGCTTGATTGACTGTGACGTGCGGTTTTAATATGGCTTTCTGCCCGTTCTGGCTGTATTCTGTCAGCGTCGTTCTCTTCTGCCGCTTCTGTGGCTTCTGGGGCTTTCTGAACGCCCCTGCACGCTTCATGGTGCTGTAATATGGCACTGTCTGTTTCAATGTGTGGTCCATTGCTCCCATTTACTCTTCCGCCTTTCTTCCGGTCTGCTCCATAATTCCCAGATAACCCGCTATTGTGTCCATTGCTTCTTCTGCTGTCCAGCAAACCGCTGTTTCATATCCCTGCTGCCGTAGCTGTTCCAGCCACCAGTCCTGTTTCTCTGTGGTTTTGTTCTTTCCCCACTTCATTTCAACATAAAGCCCGTGTTTTCCGTTTCTGGCTACTGGCAAGCATAAGTCCGGCACGCCTGCTTTTACTCCCTGCCGTTTAAGGTTCGCCGCTTCAAGCTGGTTCCTGCTGCCGCCGTTTGGGATATGGTGCAGCAAGTCCAGTTCTGGGAAGTCCTTTGCGTAGAACGTCGCCCAGTTTATAACTCTTTCCTGCTCTGTGGCTTCACTGCGCTTTCTGTAATATCCTCTACTCATTGGCGTTTGTCCTTTCGTCAAGGTGTGTTGCCATCATGTCTGCAATGTGAAGCATGGCTGCAAGCCTGCTGCCTGCAAAAGCATTGTTCATGTCATAGCTGCTGCCCTTTACTGCGCTATCAAAAGCGCCCATGTGCCATCTGATAGCCAGCATTTCTTCTTCCGTAAGCTGCATATATCGCATAATCTGTATAATTGACTTTTCACCGTGTCCCAGCGGCAGGCTGTTTGTATATCCGTATACCTCAACTTCTTTCCAGCTTCCGTCTTTCTGTTTCTGGTTCTTCTTTTCCACCTTGTAGGCGTCCACCTTGCAAACGTCATGCAGAAGCGCCGCAACTGCGATTGTGTCCACGGTGTATTCCGGGTACGTTCTGCCCTGTCTTTTGTCCTCTGCGTCTGCCAGCTGAACCAATCTGCGGTATACATAGTTTGTATGCTCTACCAGTCCCCCTGCGTAGGCTCCGTGGTACTTTGTACTTGCTGGGGCTGTGAAAAATCCCGCTTCTTCCAGCCACGCAAGCAGCTTATCTGCTCCCGGTCTGCTTATGTATGAAAAGTAATTCTTGAACTTCTCAACCTCTGCCATTCTCTGTTCTTCATTCATTGTCTTGTCCTCCTGTGGTTTCTTCCCGGCTGTCCACCAGATATATTTTGCCGTCCTGCTCATACAGCATGACTTTTCCTTTCAGTGCTGCCAGCGTCATTTCTGCTTTCATGCCATCTGATATGCCGTACTTGTTGCCAATTAGAATGTATTTGCAGTTTTCAAGTATCTTCATTCCCGCTGCCATGCCCCGGCTTCTTTCCTCCGGGTTCTGGTCGTCTGTAACTTCCGTCAAGTATAAATGCACCGTGACCGGGACAAAGCCATTGTTTATAGCTGCCCGTGTCAGCTTGCGTGCATATTCCTTGTTGCGCTTTGTGTCGCCCCGGTATGGGCTGCACACATACAACAAATCATTCACCCGCCGTCACCTCCTAATCTTCCAGCGTCAGTTCTTCATCTGCTGCCGCTGGTTCTTCCTCTCGCTTCCATTCGTCCAAATCCAGAAGCGTTCCGCATTTACTGCAATAATTGAAATCACGGGACACATGGAAGTAATAGCCGTCTTCCCGGTCTTTCCGCAAATCCTTGTCATACGCTGAAAACAAATGCTTTCCGCATACCGGGCAATAGTAACTGTTCAAATATCCCAGTTGTCCCGGCAATGTGGGATATTCGCTCTTCTGTGCTTTTGGCTTTCTGGGTTTCCTTGTTGCCATGCGCTACACCTCCACTGCTGCTTTTTCAAGCTGCCTTTGCAGGTCTTCAAACTGCTGCTGCAAGCCTTTTGTATTTTTATATGTGCTGCACGTTTCGCATTCCGGTTCTTGCAAAAGAACTTGTCTGCACATTTCACACGTTTTTTGTTCTTCATTTAGGCTGTATACAATCAGTGCCATTCTGAAACTGATACCCCAGAATTTTTTCAAGTCAATTCCGCTTATGTCCACCGGAACTGCTGCCCGGTTCACTTCTTCGTCTGTAATGCCATAGCGCCTTTTTAATGCTTCATACATTTGCTGCGCTGTCTGCCGTTCTCCACCTACGCCACGTTCTGCAAGGGCTTTAATCTTCACCAGCTTTGCAATGATTTTCTGTCTATCTTCCATCAGTCTTCTTCCTCCGGTTCTCCTATCAGTGCCCGTGGCGGCTGGTTGCCGTCCATGAAGCCTGCAAAGAAAGCAGCCTTTTTCAACATTCTTTTTTCTTCGTCTGTTCTTTCCCGTTCTTCTCCCTTATGTTCTTGATAGCAACGGGCGTTTTCGTCCGGGAATAGGTTGTTTTTGAACTTAAAGCCTGCCATGAACGCTTCCATTTCCCGTTTTAGTTCCTCTTTGTAGAAATTGAAATACAGTGTGATTTCTGCCGCTTCAACCTCTGTGCAGTCGCAGCCACGCTTTTTTCTGCGGCTATAACTTCCGGTGTATCTGTGATAGCTGGCACTTCCTGTCACCATGAAGAAAATCTGCGTCAGCAGGTCTTCTTCTAAATCGTTCTTGTAGCTGAACCAGTGCAGCGTCACTTCGTCCAGTGTTATTTCTTCGTCTTCAATTTCGTATCTGGCTTTTAATTCCTCATACATACGCATTGCGGTTTCTTTCTCTCCACCTACGCCACGTTCTGCAAGGGCTTTTATCTTTGCCAGCTTTGCTTTGATTTTGTCATGTTGTATCTGGTCCATGTTCTCACCTCATATACTGCCACGACTGCGGCGCCCTTTTAATTCCCAGTTCTTCCAGCGCCACTGCTCGTGGGTACTCTTTTACGTCTGCGACTTCCCAGCCGTAAACCTTGTTGCGGCTCCCTGCTGCATAATTGTGAATATCATGTGCAGGAACCTTGCTTTTCTTCTCTGCTTCTTCAAAGTTCTTGATTTCCAAAACCTCCGGGCAAATAAATTCACCCAGCACCCCGGCACCGCCTGTCACGTATACCAGCACCCGGAACGGTGCTTTGCATTGCGGCTTTGTCTTCCGCAGTTCCAGAACCTTTTCACCTGCTGCCATCTTCTGCCACCATTTCTGGTGCAGTGATAATATGACCACTGGCATTTCTTCCAGTTCTGGTGCTTCCCATTGCTTTTTCAACTCTTTTCACCTGCCTTTACTGTTCAAATTCGCTTTTCAGTTCAATTCTGATATACAGAATGTGTTGCAGGTCTTCCACCCGGTATTGTGTGAATTGTTCAACTGGCACCTGCTCCGGCAGGCTGTCTGTTTTCTCCCAGTCCCACATTTGTTCCGTGGCTCTGTATGTTTCCATTCCCAGCCCCATTTTCTTAATGCGTCGCTGCGGGTTCAATGTTCCATGCACTGCGTTTGCAGCATATCCACGGTATACAACCTGTCTGGCTGCGTTATATATCACCACTCTGTCACTGGGCGTCAGCTTGTCCATAATGTCACCCAGTCTGATTTCATTTTCCATCACCATTCACCCCTCATTCTTCTTTCAATTCTTTCTTTCGCCTGCTGCACCTCTCTTGAATACTCTGTTTCTGTCAATCCTTTGTTCCATACGTGTTCATAAGCACCAGCAACACCGTAGTTGTAGGCTGTCAGCACTTCTGCTTCTGTGTCGAACCTCTCTTGCAGTTCTGCCAGATAATCTACACCGACAAGCACGTTGAAATATGGATTTTTCACATTATCAACATTCAGTCTGTGCATACGCTCTTTGTGCCACTTCGGTAATACCTGCATATATCCGGTTGAACCCTCTTTGCAGCTGGCGTCCCATCTGTACCCGCTTTCTATCTCGATAATTGCCAGCACCAGCGTATATTCAACGCCATACTGCTTGCAGATTATGTATGTGTACTGCTGCATACATTCCGGTAAATACCCGCCGTTGTCTGCGTAGTCCTCCGGCACTTCATAGCGTGTCCAGCCGTCCAGTGCTTCCCCGTCCCAGTCAAGTGACATGAGGTTGAACGGGTACGCTTCCACTTCTTCTGTGGTGCTTTCTGTCGGCTGTGTGGTCTGTACTGGTTCCGGTGTGTTCTTCGGCAGTGTGTTTGCTGTCGGCTTTACTGCCGCACCTACCACAGCCACGCACACAATGAATACCAGCACGCCTGCTGCAATGTAATTTCCGTATGCCTTAATTGCTCTTTTTATCCTCTTACGCCTTAATATCCGGCGCAGCCTTGTTTTTCTTCCTGTTTCCACTTCGTTTTCCTCCTTGTCCTGCCTTTTTTGGCTCTTTTTTCCACATTTTCAAGTAAATATGCCACCCGGTCTGTTCATAAAAGACCGCTTCGCATGACACAATGTTGTAATTGCTATATATCTTTCTGAACTCTTCCAGCCCCGCGTCCGGTGACTTTGCCAACTGTTCCACTTTTCTTTTGCTGTACTTAAAATCATTGCACTTTTCTTCCGGTGCGTTCAGATTTCGGCTGTACTTCCAGTGGTTCTGGTCACGCTGCTGTTTTTCCCCGCCGTCCTCTCTGGTTGTTTCCGGGCGGTCAAGGTTTCTGCTGCTGGAATAGCGTTTCTTTCCCTGCGGGTCCTTGACAATATACTTGCAAAGTCCCTCTATTCCGTTTTCATTCATTTGCAGGCGGTCTGCGTTCACCCAGCCCATCTGCTTTATACTGGCTCTGTATTCCGGGTCTTTTGTCTTTTTCCAGTTAATGCGGTCTTTTGTCCACATTAGTTCCACGTCGTCACGGTCAAGCCCTCCATTCATAATGATGTGGTGATGTATACGCTTTAGGCACTGCCCGTCCTTGCTGTACTTGTATTCTGTTACCAGTATGTATTTGAGTGGTTCAAGCCCCAGTTTCTTTCTGCGGTATGCTATGCGCCGCAGGTAGTTTGTCACAATGTTTTCTGCTTCTTCGACTGTTTCCGGCAGGTTTTCTGCGTCATAGGTGCATGACGTGTGCAGGTCCCCTATGTGAAAGTTGCCATTTCCCAGCTGCACCAGATACCGTTTGGCGTTCTTGTCGTTAAGGTCTTTTTGCTTTGGGGCATTGACTTTTCTTTTCTTACCCCTCTTCCCTCTGGCTGCCTGCTCTGCTGCTTCTGTTCGTGGTATTATGTCCACTTCTCTATAATTGGCACAGTCTGTCTTCTTCTCTCTGATAAACACCACTGCACTTCCTTTTCTGTCTGATACCTTTTTCAGCGTATAAGGGTACACCAGAAGTGGGGTGGTTCTATCCTCCATCAATCCTGTTTATTATCCATACAGCGTATATATAAATTTATATATTTCGTAGGAATGTTAATACCCCATACAAGCCCGTTTAGCAGGGATAAAACCCGCTATTTTCAAGGACTTTTCAGCCCTAAAATGTTTGACTTGTAACCGCCAATATGGTATAATAAACGTGTATTGAATTATTAACATATTGACTTTTGAAAAGCCTTTGATTTTGTGTTTCCGGCACAGCTTCAAAGGCTTTTTGCTTGCCATTTTTACAATGC